ACCTATAACAACGATGAAAATACCGGTGTAGGAGAGAGGGGTGTCAATCCAATAATTAACTAAAGTTGGTATCCATCTGAACGATTGCCAAAGTAATGGGTAGCTAAAAACCAATAGCCCCACCACAAGGAAAATAATCGAGACGAGAGCAGATCGATGACTCAAGCTCAGCGTAATCCAGCCTAACGCAAGCCAGACAATGATGAGAAGCAAGCCACACACCAGCAACCAAACCAAATATAACTTATAGTTCGATGTAAACCGAAAATTTCGTTCCTGGATAGTCAGCCATTGGTTTATGGCATAAGCCAGGGCTATTGCAATCACTAAACCGAGCAAGGAGAATAATCTGCCGCGGGTTACGGTCACAATCTCATTCTCGCGCAACTTTCATAAATGTCAATCAGGTATGTCACTCCGAAGTGCTTGGTGAACGACCACTCAGCCCAAAACCCATCCCCCTTATTTACCAGATGTATTTTTTAAGTAAGCCTCATTCCCCAAGAGTAGAACCTGGAACCTAGCGGTTTGAGGGGAAATTCCTATTGAGGAACATTTTTGTTTTAACTAACGGTCGCACTCAGCCGCTTGTGGAGCGCAGCGAAGCAAATCGGCTGCAGTGCAGTGATAGGGGGCAACACTGCCTGCAAATTGATGATAAAGCTAAAGTCTCTCCTGCATCAGTTATCTCCAGCGCTGACCCTGAGAGGCTATCCTTGGTCTTGCCCTGGCTTTTCAGATGAGATGGCGCCCTTAGCCAGCGGGGCGTTTGCGTCGCGTTTTAACGTCTTTATCCTGACCAAATGAATGGTAACCCCCACCGCAACCCCCAACAAGATAAGTTGGACCCACCAGACTGATATGACAAGCAGTGTGGTGAAGCCAATCGTGAGCCACAACGCTATAAGCGTAAGGATCTTTACCCGAAGCGGAATGCCTCGGCCTTCTCGATAGTTCTTGATGTATTCTCCGAACCACCGATTGTTCAGGAGCCAATGATAGAACCGTTCTGAGCTCCGCGCATAGCAAATTGCGGCCAACAGCAAGAAGGGGGTGGTGGGTAGTACGGGCACGAATATACCCAGAACACCTAACGCCACACAGAGCGTACCACAAGCAATCAAAAGGACTCGGATAAACTTCTTCACTTCGATTTATTTGCTGTCCGGGAATGTTTGATAGTCATATGAGATTATACAGTTTGCGTCTTTCCATTTGCCTTGAGTTGAGATTAAGGCCGCCTAAACTAATGATTCTACTGAATATTTGCAGTATATCGTGTCAATTGAGGTGGTTTAACAGATTCGATATAAATTTTATTTATTCGAGCGGTTATCATAACCTAGCTTTCGATTTACTCTTCTCCTTATTCTTAAACTAGCGGGACATCATTACTAGTATACATTAATTCCTCTTCTACTAATATTTATCAAATCGAGAATCATATTGTTCGTCTAGCTAACCATTGTTCAATAGGATCGTCTTCACTCGCCCAATACCTTGTCTCTATCTAACAGCTAACAGCTAATTGCTGCCTTTTATGAGAAGTCTCAAAATATCGCTGTTTTTGCGGAAGTTTTCCATATTCCTTTCTCCTCCCAATTATGAGAAATCTTAAAGTTTTGCGAGTTTTCGATAAACCCCTTGTGGATTAGAACATTTGTGCTATAATGTTAGCAGAACCCCTGGCACGGGCAATGCGGAGAAAGAACTCCGCTCACCTGTGCCACTTTTATTTAACGCCATTGGACAGCCCCGCAGCTGTCTGGTAATCACCGGCGCCATCCCTTGCCAGGGAACCAAGGCACTGCAACATCGCAACCCACCCATGCCAGGGGTTCACACTCTTATGCTAAACCACGTTCACATTTTTACACCTTTCAACATTACCACGTTCAGACTTTCTAATGTTTCATATATTTATCAGTGTTCATCTGTGTTGGAGGGCGCTTTCTTTGCGCACTATCTGTGGCTTATTTATTTCTTTTCCATCGTCGTCCATCCGCGTTCATCTGCGGTTTCTTTCTTAAGCCAACTGCTAACAGCTAATTGCTTCTCCTATGCCTAACCCCCGCCGCCTCCCCAAAGGCAACTTGAATGCTTTGAAGAACGGCTTTTACTCGCCTCTGTTCCAGACAAGCGAAACCATCGACTTGAATGAAGACGAGATAAGCAGCCTGGAGCACGAGATCACCCTGCTCAGGGTGATGATCCGGCGCACCATGCAGCTGGCGGATGGTATCGATGACCTTCATCAGGCCATCCGCGTGCTGGATTCACTTGGGGCAGCTATGGGCAGGCTTTCCACACTGCTCCGTGTTCAGAAAAGTCTGAACGAAGGTCGATCGCAAATGGCGGATGAAATCTCCGTCGCCATCCAGCAACTCAATGCAGAGCTAAGGAATAAAAAATGAAGAATCCAATTAAACCCCTCCAATCCGGCTCACGACCCACTCCTCTTGGAATACCTGATCCCACCTGCCCCATCCTCCTGGATGCCAGGGTCGTGTTGGATAAAGCCCAGGACCTGCACCGGGCTATCCGCAAATTACTCCGCTCTACTCAGCGCTGCTTCACCTGCCCTGAAAAGAACGAATGCCACCGCGTGCGTAATTTAGCTCACGCTTTGGGTACCACCCTCCGCGAGCTCAGGCAGGAATGGGGATTGGATCAGGAATGACACGCGACGCAGAAGAAGCCCAGAACAAGCTGATCGCTGAGCAGCTCGGGCATACGCTGGACCTGATCAAGGCAGAACTAACCTCCACCCGGGCGGACCAGGAGCACATTACCGAGATGAGCACCCTGCGTTTGAAAACCCTGGAAGCGCAGGCCGTGGACTTCGAAAAACGCCTGCGCGAGCTCACTGAGAGCGCCACCCAGTTCAAGCTTCTTGTCAGCCTGGCAGTCGGCGGCGGGATGCTATCGCTGATCGAGCTTGTCCGCAGCCTCATCAGACCATGAATTCAATCCGAGGTCTTTCTATGTCAGATCTTACCCCCTCACCCAAACGTCACCGCGGCGGTCAGCCCGGCAATATCAACGCCCTTAAGCATGGCTTCTACACTCGTCGCTTTTCCCAAACCGACTTGGCGGGTGTCGAATCCACCGATTACAACGGTCTGATGGAAGAGATTGCCATCATCCGTTTGTATGCTCGCCGTCTGATCGAGCTCGATAATCAATCTGCTGATATTTCCCAGGTCGCCAATATCCTGCGTATCCTCTGCCTGGCTTCCATCACTATCACCCGTCTGGTTAAAACCAGCCAGTTTCTCCAATCCTCAGGGAATTCCAATGACTCCGACCTTCATATGGCTCTCGTACATCTCACCAGCGTTCTCAAGCTGGACCAGCTGGACACCCCTCTAGATGATACTGTCCAGTTGCCCCGCTTGCCACCCCCCTGAAACCATCTTCGTTCCGTTTCGTTCTCAATGGGTTCCAATCCCTTTCACCTGCCTTTGCTAAATCTTTCATCTATTCGATCCGGAGATAATCACACCCCATGACCCCTTCCACCAACGATCCATCCTCCACCCTCCCCAGCCTCATTCTTCCTGATGGTCCCAGGCCCTCCTGCCCCATCTTACTGGAAGCCAAAAGTGTGTTGGATAAAGCCCACAATCTGCGCAGGGCCCTGCGCCATCTCTCCCGCTCCACCCGTCGCTGTCTTACCTGCCCCGAGAATGGCACTTGCCCCTCCATCCGCTACTTCGATCATGCGGTCGACCTCGCTCTTCAGCAAATTACCCGTGAATGGGGTCTCGACCAGTATTAATGCTTGCTCCCATCCAGCCTGCACAATGGTATTCAATGGAAGACGATTTTTCAAAACTCCTGCCCGTCCTGACCCATATCTCGCTTTTTACCGAGCTAGGTGACCTCCATCTGCGCACCTACCAGCTTGCAGTCGCCCGAGCGATAACTGCATCGGTCGTAGCTAGAAAAGGGCTATCCTTCGTGGTTGTCTTCCCCCGCCAGTCTGGTAAGAATGAGCTCCAAGCCCAAATCGAAGCTTTTCTCCTTACTCTGTTCAGTCTCACCCGCGCTAGTCTGGTGAAAATCTCACCCACCATTCTGCCCCAATCACAGAATGCTATCTGGCGTCTCGAGCATATCTTGTCCATGAGTATTCTCACTAAATCCCGTTGGATTAAAAAATCCGGTTACGTTTTCCAGATTGGTTCAGCCAGCCTCCACTTCCTTTCTGGTTCCCCCACTGCTAACATTGTCGGTGCCACTGCCTCCCTACTCCTGGAATGTGACGAAGCCCAGGACGTTCAAATTTCCAAATGGGATAAGGAGATCGCCCCCATGGCAGCCTCGACTAACGCTACCCGGGTATTTTGGGGTACTGCCTGGACCAGTCGCACCCTGCTCGCTCGTGAGCTGCGTGCTGCTCGCCTGGCTGAGCAGAAAGACGGCATCCGTCGCACCTGGGTTCTCACCGCTGATCAGGTCGGCGAAGAGGTACCGGCTTATCGTAAGTTTGTGGATGAGCAGATCGCCAGGCTGGGGCGTAACAACCCTCTGGTCCGCACTCAGTATTTCAGCGAAGAGATCGACAGCGAAGGAGGGATGTTTCCTCTTAGCCGTCGAGCACTCATGGTCGGGTCCCATTCCAAACAAATTTTGCCGGTGCCTGGTCACGTGTACGCTTTTACCATCGATGTGGCTGGCCAGGATGAAGGCGCTATTGCAGACTTGGAGCAGCTGGCCAATCCGAAACGGGATAGCACCGTGCTCACCATCTTCGAGCTGGAGATCCCATCCACTGATCACCTGGTAACTAAACCAATTTATAAAGTTCTTTTTCGTTTATCTTGGCAAGGCGTCAAACATAGTTTGCTTTACGGTACTATTCTTGGTCTTGTTGATTTATGGCAGCCGGTCAAGCTGATCATCGATGCCACCGGCGTTGGTGCTGGGCTGGCTGCCTTCCTCGCCGATAAGCTTGGCAGCAAGGTTCTACCGTTCGAGTTCAGCCAGGTCAGCAAATCAGATCTCGGTTGGTCTTTTCTTTCCATCATTGAGACCGGTCGTTATAAAGATTATTACCCGCTTGATCCTGAAATGTCACTCCAGCTCGAGTACTGCCAATATGTGATTATGGACGGCCCGGGTAAGATCATGCGCTGGTCAGTTCCGGATGGCACTCGTGACGTGGCCACCGGTGACCTGGTCCATGATGATTGTGTTCTTTCAGCTGCACTGATCAGTCTTCTTGATCAAGAGACCTGGGGTACCGGTGAAAGCCAGGTGATTAAGTCCAAGGATATCCTCGAGGAGTTACAGTTTTGATCGCAATCATCGTTGCAAATAATGTAGATTTACTAAGATTTACTGGCCAGATCCAGCTCAGGTCGACCAAGTCATGTCTCAATTATTCTTGCGGAGGTAGATCATGAAAACTTTTGGCGTCGATGTCAGTCATTGGGAAGGTCTTATCGATTGGACTGTTGCTGCTCGGTGGGTCCCATTTGTGTATTACAAGTGCACCGATGGTATCAAATTTATTGACTCCACCTTCGAGCTTAACAAGGCTGGCTGCATGGCATCCGGCATCCCGCACGCCCCCTACCACTATTACCAGCCTGCGCACGACCCCATCGCCCAGGCTGAGCATTTCATCCGCACTGCCGGTAAAGGCTACGGCAGGTATATTGTTGACCTTGAAGCTCCTGAGCGGGTGGAAGGCATCACTTCAAAACTGCTGGCATTCCTCGGGCGGGTCGAGCAGCTCACCGCCATCAAGCCTGCCATCTATACCTCGGCCGGCTATTGGAATGATTTCATCCACCCTAAGCCTGCCTGGGCTAAGAACTTCGACCTGATCGTTGCTCACTATACCCGTGAACATCAGCCGTTGCTCCCCATTGGCTGGTCCACGTGGCGCATCTGGCAGTTCAGCGATTATTGGTTCTTCCCAGGCTGCACCGAGACGGCCGACGCCAACTGGTTCAACGGCGATCTCGCTGCAGCTCGCGTCTGGTTTGGTAACTATCGGGTGGTCGATCCTCCAATCTACAATAAGACCCAGGCACGCTCCCTCTTTCCAGACCTCCACATCCGGCATCTACCCAACGCTATAGCCAGGCAGGTTGGCCACCTTGCCAAGGGTGAGATCGTTCAGATCAACGAGCTGGGCGGTAAGGAAGTCTGGATCAAGCACACCCGCGGCTGGACCTGTGTCGAAAAAGATGGTTATCGCTACATGGAGGTAGTTAAATAATGTCCCTTAGTTCGGTCCTAAAACCTTTACTAAATAAAGCAGTTCTCAATCCCGGCAAACCCTATCGGGTTACTTTAGAACGTGGATTAGAAGTCTCTTTTAAACTTAGAATGACCGGTGATGTTGTTATGCAACTTAGCCGTTTAAAACCTTCTAAACCTAGCCATCAAGAGTTATCAATTTGTCTAAATAACATCTATTTAAAAAATCCTACAGCCTACACTTATATTATTTCTGAAATGAAAGAGCTCGAAGACGAAAATCGTAATTATTCTCAGGTTTTCTTTTCCCCTCCAGGAGGTGATTAATTGAAAGCACCGTCATTCTTAGCTCGTTTGTTCACCTTCCGGAAGATTGAGCAATTTACCGTAACCCCCAACCTGGCCACCGATGATCACTGGCAGACCATCAGCGGGCGCAAGCATGATCGCTCCTGGTCCGAGATCCAGGAGCTGTACACCGATGCTTTGACAGCCTGGCGCAAGAACCCCATGGCCTGGCGGGTGATCAACACCACCGTCAACTACGTGGTGGGCACCGGGATCTCCTTCACCAGCATTGACGCAGCTCTCGATAGCTTCATCCAGGCCTTTTGGACCCATCGCAAGAATCACATGGACCTTCGCCTGGTGCCCATGGTCGAAGAGCTGAGCCGCTCCGGTGATCTGTTTGTGCTCCTGTTTCGCAATCAGCTCGACGGCATGTCGTACATTCGCTTTGTTACCAAAGATCAAATCCAGAAGATCGAGACCGCCGATAACGACTGGGAGACCGAGCTGGTGTATTGGGAGAACCCACCTGCCGGTGAGTTCCAACCCAGGCGCTGGCTATCACCCGATCATCCGGAGGCCGGCATGTCAGACGCCGTCATGCTCCACTATTCAGTCAATCGTCCCATCGGTGCGCTCATGGGTGAGAGTGACCTGACCACGATCATCCCCTGGTTGCTCAGGTACAGTCGCATGCTCGAAGACCGGGTCCGCTTGCATTGGGCAGCTCGAGCCTTCTTGTACCTGGTGACGGTCCCCTCGAACAAGGTCGAGAGTAAGTCCACGCAGTACGGTTCAGCTCCTGAGAGTGGGTCCATCGTCGTCAAAGACGAGAGCGAAACGTGGGAAACCATCACCCCTAACCTGCGTGGTGCTGACGCTGGCTTCGATATGAAAGCCGTGCGTCAGCTGATCGATGCCGGTTCAGGTTTCCCTCCCCATTGGCGTGGTGAAGGTGGTGAAGTCAACGTCGCCACCGCCGAAGCCATGCAAGCCCCTCCAGAAAAGTTCCTGATAAAAAGACAAGAATATTTCGTCTGGGTTTTGGAGGATATTTTGTACCAGGCCTTCCTGCGGGCAGTTGAAATTGGCGCTCAGCCGGCTATTACTGACACTTCGTATAGTGTTATCTTCACTTGTGAAGCCCCCGATGTCACCCTGCGTGATAATGCTCAGCTCGCCGATGGTGCCAACAAATTAGCCGAGGGTTTCGCCATGCTGCAAAACACCTTGCTTGGCAAGTCCTCCACCCTCCATCGTCTGGCTACCGATATGGTTCTAAAGTTCGCCGGTGAAACCGTCGACGACAAAGTGCTGGATAAGATCATCGCCGAAGCTAAATCAGATCCCATCCTGCCGGTCTTGCTGCCAGGCAAGGAAGTCGCCATACCTGATAAACCTGCAGGTGATCAACCTGGTAACCAACAAGGGGCTTCAACCCCTTGAATCTCAAATCTATGGAGGCTCCAAAATGAAATCTATTCTTCTTCCACCCATGAACCCATCTCAGGAAGCCAAGGCCAAGCGACTTCTCGATATGATTGGCGAGTACATGGGTTCAAACATCACGGTTGAAAGTGTGATCAGCATGAAAGCCAACTTCCCCGATGATCGTCCTGACATCGAAGCCATCCTCAAACGTTTGGCCGGTAATAAGACTGGTTTCCAGGTTAAAAAGGCAAACGGTAATCCTACAAGTTCGACTGATCCAGATCCAAGTAGTGGAGGGGGTGAACAATAAACCTTGCAGAAAATGTAGTTTT